TGTAACAGGGCCATCTACACCATCAGCAGAAACACCCAAAATCTTTTGGACTGCTCTGACTACTTCTTTTTTACCTTTAAAATTCATTATGCACACCTTCTACTAAAACCAGCGCAGACAGACATTACTACGCATAAAACAATAGTTAAGATCATAAAGTCTCTATACTTCAATATCTTAGCGTTTAGAATTTCTGCTTGCGCTTCATTGTAATACATTTTTGTATCCATTATATTATTGATTGCGTCAATTGTCGGATCAGTCATCTCATACATTCTAGGTATTGAAGCTTTTATCATTTCTATATCTCCTTTGTTAGCCCAAGCAATCAACTCATCAACATAAGCATTTATAATAACTTCTTGTTTAAATACAAAATCTGCGTATTCTACCTCATCAGGGGTAATATCTTTCTTATAACCCTCTAAATATTCATCTTTATACCCACGCTCTTCTTCTAAAATATCAACCATTTCCGTAGGAGTTATAGAGCCGTGAGAAGTTTTGACAACAGAATTAACTATAATAACTCCATACCAATCAAAGCACATACCTATTTCCATAATAGATGACTCTGATTGCCTAGCATTTTCCTCTAAAGTAGATTCGATATCTTCTGTAAGAATCAATCCTTTCCACGCAAAAGCTAAACAAATAGCAGCTAAACAATAAACAATAAACTTAGGTCTCATTTCTTTAAAAATTTCTCTGGGTTCTTAGCGAATTTTTCTCCTAGTCTCACAATTCCGCTAATTACTTCTGGACTAATTACACCTATAATACCGTAAGTGATGGCTTTGGTAAGAGAAGAGACATCTGTCTGCTCCAGTACAAACCAAGCTATGCCAGCAGCAATAGCTGCTGTAGCCACTCTTTTAAATTGTTGTTTTAAGGACAAACCACTATTCCCAGACAATAACCTAGCAAACATAGCAGCAGCACCAACAAGCGGCACTAACCATCCTCCGTTTAAAAACTCTTTTAAAATAGACTTTTCAGGTTCCATGTTTAATTATTTACACGGAATACGAAAAAAGCCCCCCTTGCGGGAGGCTTTTATTTTATTTTTTTAAAAAGCTTTGGTATTAAAACTTAAATGAAGCTCCTGCTCCCACAATCCATTCATCATCGACATGGAAAGAAGTACCGTCAAAATCATTATTATTGTAAGAAGCTTTAACGCCTAGAGAAAGGTCATCGCTTACTTTGTAAGTTGCTTTTACACCGACCTCTACTGCGCTGTAATCATCTGCGATATTTACTGTAGCAAATGGAGTAGCGACAAGTCCAGCGACAGGAGTCTCAATATCGTAAGAAGCTCCAAGCTCAACTCCATACCATTCGTTGTTGTCCTCATGCCACACAGTTGCTGTTAAATCTGCGACCCAAGTATAACCCAAGCCCACAAAAACTTCTTCCCTATCACCAAAGACTGACTCTACGCTAGAAATACCAGCAGTAAGATCGAAATCTTGACCAAGCAAGGTAACACCCTTGCCATAAGAAACTCCGAAGTCAAGCTCGCCGCCATTATCGGTGTCATTAAGAGCAAAGTCAAAAGCTAAAGCGCCTCCACCAACAGGAGCGCCCAACAAAATAGAAGCGCCGAGAGAGTCTTCTCTAGTAGCAAGACCTCTATCTGTTGTAAAATTAGAAATAGAAGCTCCAGCTTCACCTTTAATATTAGAGGCGAGAGTTGTAGCTTCAGAACCTGCGATGCTAAAAGCAGCGCCCAATACGGTCATAAGACCAACTAGTAGTGTTTTCATATTTTTGTATTATTACAGTATTGTAATGTTTGTCAACTAAATTTACACATTAAGTGTTACTTTCCTGAATAAATTTCTCTCTCTAAACGGCGATATCTTGCATCAGAATGCCAAACTTCATCAGTTTGAGGGCTGTATACACCATCTTTAGTCTGTATTGGAGACCCCTTCGCCAGTCTTAGAGTAGAAGGTTGATAGATGTTCAAATTGTTTACGTTCAGAGTCGAGTCGCTGGCGCAGGAGGTCAGCCCTATCAGCGTCCCAACTAGTGCCAGTTTGCCTAAGTTTTTCAATTTCATTTATAAGTTCGTCTTCTCGTTTATTGTGTTCCCTATGTATGTCATAGTAAAACTTGTTATTTTTAATATTTAAAAATAATTCTAATGATTTTAAAATAGATTTAATTAGCGAAAGCATTATTTTTTTACTTTCTTATTATAATCAAAGATCGCCTCTTCTGGCCCATCTACATCGTCATAAACTTCAGTAACTCGACCACGAATTGTTTTAGCACAATCGATAGCCCAATTGCGAGAACCCTCTAGCTTTGCGCTGTAACCGTGATGATACTCGCCCTTCTTTGTATATACCCTGTAAAGGATAACTTCTTTTTTCATTTGTCTGGTATGAATTGTAGAGAGATATTTCCTACATTTTCTTCGTTATCAGAAATAACTCCATGCATCAAAACAGATTCAGATAAGAAGTCAACCCCTTTTTCATCAACTAGGTAAGTTTTTTCTCCATCATTAAATTCTCTCATTAAACCGTGAGGGATTTTTTGTGTTTTCCCCAACAGGAGTTCTTTCCCCATTAAATGTTCTGTGGTTTTATTTGTTCCTACTACTTTAAATTTAACAGTCATTGCGTTTCTATTGCACCAAACTACGGTATTGTTATCGTCGTTAAAAATAATAGCGGTCTTATCATATTTTTCAATCCATTTTTTGTATGGACCTACTTTAAATGTCCGTCTTATTTCGCTTTTTAAATAATTTTTATTAAATTTTTTTAAGGCGGTGCGAAATATTGCATGGGTAGCCTCTATTAATTTAGAACTTCTAACGCTTCTCCATATACCAAATATAAATGCTACATCCAAACAAAACTGCTCTTCTTTGATAAAACAAAATCCAACCAGCACACCATTTTCTTGAGCCTCGTAAACATCATAAGAGCTAAAATCTTCAAAAGAATTTTTTATTTTGCTGTCTCTTAATGATTTTGAGGGAATAGAGCAAAATTCATATGGTTTAGATTTAATACAAAATTTATAAAAGTAAGGCCAAACCTTGTTAACATCTTTTACATGTGTAATTTTCACTTCTTTTTTATATTATATAACAATAAAGTGTAATTTAAAATATGGCGGCAGAAGGAAAAAACAAAGTAGCAAGTAGTTTATTAGATCTACAGCCTACCGCTGTATTAGAGCTATTCAAAGTTTTTCCAGATAGAATCAATAAACCCTCTTTATTTTTAGGATTTCATGGAGGAGCAAACTATGACAAGTCTATAATCTGGCAAGGAGTTCAATATCTACCTTTAGCTGTAGAATCAGAAGGTTTTGACATATTAGCTGATGGTAAGCTCGCTAGACCCAAGATAAGAGTAGCCAACAAAAACAACGTCATAACAAACTTTCTACAAAATTACAAAGATTTTAAAAATGCCAAAATTGTTAGGAAGAGGGTATCAGTAAAATTTATAGACGACGAAAACTTTGAGGGAGGAAACCCTTTTGGAGAGGCAGACCCAAAAGCAGAATTAACTGACGAAACTTGGTTAATGGGTAGGAAAACTCAAGAGTCAAAAATATTTGTTGAGTTCGAATTAAACTCTCCACTGGATTTAGAAAATTTCACTGTAAATAATAGGAGTATTGTATCTAAGTTTTGTTATTGGCAATATAGAGGAGAAGGATGTAGATATGCTGGTTTACCTATAGAAAGAGAGGACGGAGAATCTTTCCTTGACCCCACTGGTGGACCAGTTGTCCCTAATTATAGAGCGCCCATTAATGTTGACGCTAGCGCCACAGCATCTCCAGTTTCGTTTTTTGATGATCCATCAGCTTTATGGAACCCAACAAGAGAATATATCCAAGGAGATGTGGTTGTCCAAGAAAGTCCCACAATTACCCTACCCAGTCCAAACCCAAATGAAGTTGGCAAACCTCTTAAAACAGCGTTTGTTTGTGTGTCGGGCAACAGTGGTCAAGCCCCCGAGCTTAACCCAACTTTTTGGCAAAAAGATGGTTGCACCAAAAAGCTATCAGCATGTAGAAAAAGGTTTAATGATATTGATTTGGTTGGTTTTATAGCGGGACAAAACATACAAAGTGGTTTTAGCGGGGTGAGAATATCAGGGATGCCCAGTCAAGATAATCCAGAAATACCTACAAATACAGGATTATTTCATTCAAATGAGGAAGGTCTTACAGGGCATTTTACTGGAGCATGGACTATTATGGGGTGGGTTAACATAAATATTAATAGCCCTGTCGGAGCTGGCGTTTTAAGCACCTCACCTAGAGATGATCAAAACTGGCCTAATATGCAATTTTTAAACATTAATTCTAACACAAGTTTAAATAATCGGACCAGTGGAAGCAATAAAACAAGGGGAGCGAAAAGGAATTTGGTGGCAGCAAATTATTGTGGTTATTTAATTAATGCGACCAGCCAAAACGATAATGTAAATGCTTATAGAAATGTGACTCTAAATGAAGAGCAGGACGGAGGAGATTCAAGAGAGTGGGTATTGTATGTAATAACTAATAGCACAAACACTGCAAATTTCATAAATGGGCAAGATAATCAAGAAGATACCTTGATAGAGTTTTATGTAAATGGAGTGAGTAAAACCGCAAGTAACAGCGCTAATAGTAGACAAAGAGAAAGTAGTGAGGGTAGAAGTAGGCTGTCTAGAAATTTAGGTAATTTTGCTAGTTTAGCAGAGAGAGAGGCGACAACTCAAGATCCATTTGATAAACCTGCACTGCCTCAAACATTTATGTTGGGTGCAGTAGAGTATTATGCTGGAAGGATAGGTTATAATCCAACGCAATCAGAAGCTTACACAACATCAATGAATGGTTGCATCGGACCTTGGGCTACATGGAATAGAGCTATAAATCAAGAGGAAATAGAATATCTGTATAAAAGAATAAGAACTCCAAACGTGGTGACAAACTCTTTTGATTTTGTGCCACGTAGTTACTATGAATGCACTGGTAATTTTGAAAATCTTACTGGAGATGGTTTAGTCGCGTGGTGGGATGGCTCTACTGGAGATGTAACTATCAATAACGGTTTATTAGATATCCACGGACTAGCAACAGGAACTGCTGGTTATGGATATCACTTAACAGGTAGTGGTCAATTTGAAGCAATAGAAGAGGCATATCAAGAAGCTCCTCTAACCCTTTTACCTAACCCAACTCCAGAAAACCCCAGATTCGGAGGATTTCCAGGGACTGATGGATTTAGTTATGGCAGAAACGCACAAGTGTAAAGGAGAGGTTTCAGCTCTTCATAAGATAAAAGAAATAGCTCACAAGCATTTCACAAAAGAAATATGTGGTTTTTTAGGATATGACCACAAAAACAAAGAGTTTATTATACAATTAGAGGATAACGCATCAGATGACCCAAGATCGTATTTCTTGATCAACCCTTTAAGTTATTTAATGTTTAAAGATTCTTATGATATGGTCGCGGTTTTTCATAGCCACATAGTAGGAGACGAGACTGAATCCGAGTTTGATGTAAAAATGTCTGACAATTGTTGTCAACCGTTTCTGATTTACAGTTTAAATACAAAAAAAATAAATATTTATACGCCCAAAACTATAGAAGCTGATGTAAATATACTAGAAAGGATTAAGGCAGTATCATGACTTCAATAAAACTACATGGAATTTTAGCAAGAGAGTATGGAAGCTCTTTTAATTTTTCTCTGCCAAATCCTAAAAATGTATTAGAGGCTATAGACTGCAACAAAAAAGGTTTCATAAAAAGAATAATAGAGTTACAGAAACAAGGTTTTTGTTATGATATTATAATTAATAAAAAAAGGGTAGTAGAGGAAGAGCAAATCTCTGGCATAAAAAATCCTAAAACCATAGATTTAGTTCCAGCTATTGCAGGGTCAGGGCCAGCTTTCTTTTTGCCATTAGTTGGCGGCAGCGCTCTATTGGCCAATATAGCTAGCGCATTGTTTTTTGCAGTTATTTCATACGCTTTGACACCGAAACCTGAAGTCGAGGCTTTAGAAATTGAAGCTGACGCTTCTAAATCATCACTAATATTTACAAATACAGTCAACGTGGCTAGTCAAGGCTCTCCTGTCCCTATAGGATATGGAAGATTGAAAGTTGGTTCGCAAGTTATTCAAGCCACAATCAAATCATTCCCACAACATCAAACGCCACAACAAGCTTTGGGCGGTAGTAGAGCTAACCCCATATTTATAGGCAATAGAGTAAACCCAACATAATGAAGCACTTACTCAAAAAACTTAGTATTGCTGGGGGTGGTGGCAGCAAAAAGCCAAAACCCCCAATTTATAAACCTCCTGTTATGGGAGAGTTGCAATATGGTGCCTCATATAGTTACGCAGAAACTCTAGATCTAATAAGTGATGGACCAATTGAGGGTTTAGTAAACGCTAATGGCGAAACTGTAGATGGTTTAAAAATGCTGCAAGGTATTTACTTAGATGATACTGCTGTAGCAGTGACAACTGACTCTCCGAGAGAGTTAAATGAATTAACTACTTTAGAAAGTGAAACTATTGAAGTTTTAAATATGGAGCTAGATAGCACTGAAGGAGTAGCTTATTGTAGTGAATTTTTTCAAGAGCTGGAAGAAGCTGATCGTAGAAGTGCCGATGGGAGAATAACAGATTTAAATTCTAGCACTGCTGGTGGTGTTGACAATGAAGAAGCCTCATCTGCTAGCGATGTAACTATGGTATTTCTTAGAAATGCATTAACTGACAATGTATATCCAAGAGGTGAATTCGGTGAAGGAAGAGGTATCGCAGCAGAACCATTAGAGCCTTTAAGACCCGCGAGTCTACATGATTTAGGTGTTTTTATTAGAGGTTTTGTAAAATACAGAGGTTCTGCTGGCGCTCAAACCTTTGATTGGTATTTAAATGGTGAAAAACAAAGTGGTTATAGCGATTCAAACGCAGCTTTCAGACAAGAAGATAGACCTAAAGGCACATTAAATAGTCTTCTATGGGCAGAAACTACTTTGGCATCTTCTAAATTTATATTTTCTTTCCAGCCAGATTTAGTTGTACAAGCCATAGGAGAAAGAGGAGGTTTTAGTAGAAATATTTTTAATAGCAGAAGTCATAGAATTTTTAATGAAAATGAACAACAAATTAATGATTTACTACTTCCAGAAGTAAATACTATTTATGATTTGTATGTAAATAATAACCAAGAAGGTGGCAATTTATTCCAAAGAGATTTAGCTTTAAGAGCTTTAAATAGAATTGGCTTCAATGGTGCTGGAGTTAATAATTTGGTCGGACTTCACTTGGACGCAGCTAACTACGGTGCAGTCATTGCTGTAAAAGTGGAAAGCTCTAATTCTAATCTAGATAAATCTATTGTAGATGGAACAGAACTTTACAATATGACCACCTTCCCAGTTGGATCACAATATGACTTCAATTTAATTGCAGTTATGGAAAATGCTGGGATGAGAGTTACAGACGTAACTTGCCCAGAAATTGATACAAGCGGAACTTTAACAGGAGTGATGCATGGCTTTCTTATAATAGAATTCCCTATACAAGAAAACACTGTGGCATTGACAGCTAGAACAGAATTCGGAAATGATTATCCTTATGGTTATGCTTACTCATATCAAGTTCCTAGAGAAGTTATTAGTGCCTTAAGTGATTTAAATTCTTTTAAATATGCTAAAACTCTGGAAATTAGTGATGAAATAATACCTCAAGAAAATACAATAAACGATTTTGAAATCACTAGCTTAAAATATAATTACAGTAATGTTTTAGCGGAATTGAGAAGAGGGACAGAATCACAAGAGCCATTTAACTTTTTTAGAAAAGTATTTATAGATCACATGTATGATAGGGAGCTTTTCGGCCCCTTTGGAACCGCTAGATCTGATGGTAATCCAAATTCTATAGGAGACCAAAGCAACGCTCCTCAAAGGATAATGCCGAATTCTTCTATGTTAACAAGAAGCAATGTTTTAGGAGAGACTGCAACTAATTTTAACACTAGCTTACAGGACGGATTGCCCTTGAATGAGGGCAGTGATGACGAAAGAAAAGACGCTCGCGCTAGAACTAGAAATTATTCTGATTGGGGGGAAAACTCTTTAGCCTCTTTTAATGAAAGAGCAATGCCTGTACTACATACAATATACAATCCAAATGTAGAAGAAGTATTTATAACTTTAGACATCACAGAATTAAAAGACACTTTAATAAAAGATGTAGATGATGTCAGAACGGGAAGAGGAGAGGATAATAAAGATTTATCTATAGGGACTACATTCCCAACTGTTTTAAACATAGAAATAGAGACAGGAAAGATAGGTAGAAAAAGTGATGGTTCAGAAGGTCAGGTTCCATTCAGGACTTATAATTATAGAATTGTAGCTCTAATTGAGGGAAATACTTTGATCGATATTGGTAATCCTGACTATAACGCAAGTAGTGGGAGAGAGTTTGTTGTAGAGTTAAATGGAACAGATGATAAATTAGATTATCTATCGCAGCCATTTCAATTGCCCGAGACTGTAACTAAAAAACAATCTGTATTAAGCGCAGATGGTGAAAGAGGTATAGAAGCTGGCACTATAGAAGAAGATAGCACACAAAAAAGATATGTGAAAGTTACCAAACTTTCTTACGAATCTAATTCTGTGTTATTAGCTAAAACTGTTTCTGTGAGAAAAGTAACAGAGATAATTGATGTAGATCTTCCTTACCCTTTCTCCGCTATAGTCGGAACTAAATTAGACTCTCGCGCTTTTGGAAATATCCCAAGAAGAAGTTTTGATTGTAAATTAAAGAAAGTAAAACTGCCTAGCAATTACTTCCCGACACGGAATGGTATAGATAAAAGATATTATGCCAATCAAGAAGTTTTTGATAACACAAGCCAAAGAAATAAATTGGTTTATAAGGGTGATTGGGATGGATCTTTTCATGACGAATTGATGTGGACCGATAATCCTGCGTGGATTTTATATGACTTACTCACCAACTCTAGATATGGCATGGGTACTCATATAGATAGTGAAACTATTAATAAATGGCAATTATACAAGATAGCAAGATTTTGTGATGCTGTTGATGAAAATGGATTTTTTGAAGGTGTCACAGATGGTAGAGGAGGAAAAGAGCCTAGATTTTCTTGTAATATAGTTTTTGACCAAGGGCAAAAGATTTTTGATGCGATCAACACTATCGCATCTTTATTTAGAGGTAGAACATTTTTTAGCAATTCAGAAATAAATTTTGTAGATGATAGACCAAGAGAGGCTGTAAATTTATTTACCAACGAAAGTGTAAAAGACGGGCTATTCTTCTATTCAAACAATAGAAGAGATGAACAATTCAACTGCATTGAAGTAGGTTATCGAGATAGATTCGATAACTTCGCGCCTAAAATTGAGGTTGTAGAAGACGAAGAGGATATAAAAGAGCGTGGTATTTTTAAGAAAAAAATAGAAGGAATAGGTATAACTTCTAGAGCTATGGCTCGCAGGGCTGCACAGCAC